GGCCTTCGATCTTTCGCTATCACGGTACTGTGTAGTCGAGTCGTAGATTCCCCTGAAGTTTTTGTAGGCTTGAAGCCACCGTTGCTCATTGGAAAATCTACCGTTTTCCGCATCGTCGAATTTAGCTCTGATGTGCCCCGCTAAACCGGGCATTTGATCATCAGGATTCACGATGGGAATAGCAGCATCCTCATCTGGCTCTAAGAAGTTATCAGCCATCTACTTTTCCCTATTAGCTAAAGTAGTTTCTGTCTTCAGCCATAGTATTGAATGAAGCTTCTACAGTAGGCTTGGTTTGTTTTTTAGGCATGTCTTCTGTAAGGACGTCAGTTTTAGCACGAGTGTCAAACTCCAAGCCCTCACGATAGAGCTTTGTTGCACCCTCGTCTGTATCTACAGCAACTTTGTCGGCATTCATAATGTACGCCTCACCGTAGTTGTAGTTACCAGTTGTAGTGTTCGCCATCGGAATCTCCCTTTAGGCTATATTTATTGAGTGATGAAGCCTTGTTGTGAATTAAGGGCAGCTTCAGGTTCCCTATTTTTTTGTATAAATCCTGCATCTTCTGTTGCGATACTGGACATGTCGTCTACGTCCTTTTGGATTACAGACTGTCGTCGCATAAGTTCTAGTTTGGGGTCAGTAAATTTACCATCAGGTTCTGTGTATCTGATGTTAGGTTGCAGCATACTCTCTTCAGCAGTAGCCATTCTAGAACGTCCTATGCTTTCAAGGTATCGTGTAAGTTCGTTCTTTTCTGAGGGCGGTTGTAGAGGTGGGTCTATCATAGTTTCTTCTGGGCCAGCTTGTTTAGCCGTTGGTTCTATGATCATACTTGCAACTGATGCTGGAAGAGTTGTAGCTTTAGTGAGTAGTCTAAATGCTCCCTCTATCGCCTCATCTCGTGCGATCTCTCCTAAAGTCTCTTTAGGATTTTCAGCTAGATTGTACAGTAAATTACCTACTATAGTGCCAGTGAGTAAACCTCCCGCTGTTCTTTTTATTGTTTTACCGGAGGCTTTAACCTTTTCCATAAACTTATCGAATACACCATCTTCTTTGAGCTTTCGTTCTAGCTCTGGAGTTAAGTCTATTGTGTCACCTGCCGCTTCTTTGAGAGGGGCAGCGACTGTGGGTTTAGCAGTGACAGGCTTATCGAAGTACCCTTCGTATCCGGGAGTGTCGGCAAAAACACGAGGTTTTTGCATATTTAATACCCGGTCAAAATCAAGACCACTAATTTCTGCAGCCTCTGCAAAAAATCCAGAATATGCAGAGGCGTGTTGTCTATCCAAATCACTTATAGCAAAAGGAAACGCTACTTGGTACACTTCTAGGGCACCCGTTGATATATTTTTTCTGATGCTTTTTGTGCTTCGCCCCTCTAGGTATGCAATTCTGTGGTCTGGAATACCAATAGCTTCTCCTAGTGTAGCATGTATATTTCTTAGAAGGCGTGATCCAGACTTGACTTGTTTATCTAAACCCTCTGGACTCAACGTATCGTAGAATGTATCTGTTTTTACATCGTATGTTAATTTGTCAATTTTAATGTCGCGCATGACATCTGTGACATTTCCCGTGCGCATTCTTACTATTTTAGGTATATTTTTCCCCGGCTGATTCCGTTTACCTAGTCTAAAAAATATACGATTTTTACCGTCAGCATCTGCGCCTAATCCATTATTTTTACGTTCTTGAATAAATTCTTGAATGATAGAATCCGCCATAGGGTTTAGCGGAATATTTACAGGATTGCCTTTTGTGCCAGCTACCTCTCCGGGAATATATAGCGCACCCTTTTTTGCGTCGTAGTGGTGTGGTTCTAGCTGCTCAATGACCTCTGAACGAAGACCTGTATTGAGCAGAAATACAGCAGCTAGTGCTTCCTTACGAACGGCTGGATCATCAGCTTTGGCAGCGAGGCGTGAAAAAAACTCTTGCTGAACATCCCTGTCAGGATTAATAGCTATTAAAGACTCTGATTTTTTAGGCTCAAGCCTACCAAAAATTCTTTCGTTTTTATCGCTTTTTGTTGCAGAGTCAGGTAAAAACGCATACCTGCTATCCGTTTCTGCTAATCCTTTTTTAAGTAAGTTGTGACCTATCAGACGCAGGTTTAGCATAGTTGGTTTTAAATTATCTTGGTCTTCTGGCAAATCTTCTAAGACTAACGAAATTGGAGTTTTACCATCTTCTCCGGGGATAAACAAATCGAGGGCAGAACCGGGTTCATCTGCTATGTCACTAAATAGTCGCACCGTAGACGAAACAAAACCACCGGGGTTTTTTAATCCCTTACCACCAACAGCTATATCATTCGCGTAAATCGTAGCTGCTTCTCTGAGTGTGAGAGTGCTGAGATCAATGTTTTTAGTGTCAGACTTTGCCATAGGTTAGTACCCGAATACTTCATCTTGAACTTGGTGAACTTGATTCTTTATCGCACCTAGTTGTTGGTGTATAGAAGCGTAGCCGCTCATCCGTGTCATCATTCCATAACGTAGAGCGTCGTATGCGTGATCCTCTGCCTTCGTGTCTACATCTTCGCTGTTCGTTTTAGACAGGGGTATACCTGCTATTTGCTTGACGATGTTTTGACAGCTAGAGAAGAAGCGTAGACGAGGTTCGTTTGTGTACGGATCGTTGGCTAGGCGTCGATGTATCTCCATCTTGCCCTGTATACGATTGCGGTCTGCAGGAGTCCAACGCACACCTGCTCTCATCATCACTTCTGCGATTGAAGGCCCAAAACCTGTCTTGTTCCAGCAAGACGAGTCAAGGACCGTGTAGTGCGGTAGAGGATCTAGTTGTTCGGCTTCTAGTATTCTAGCGGCTAACTCTTCCGCTGTCAAGTGTTTTTGGTATAACTCTCTGTAGATCCAGATGTTGTTGTCCCAGTCGATGGCACCCCAGAGAACACAAGATGGTGCAGCGTATCCGTAGTCCGCCATACGTAAGCGGGGCCAGTTCGTCGGAAGTTCGAAGGGTTCTACGACGTGCTTCTCACGAGAGAACTCTGGGAAGGCTGCTCCTTCCGCTACATCCCAGTCACCCTCTAGAAGTCTTTTGCGTTCTACATCCGGTAGAGATCTGAGCATCGCTTCGTACTGACCGTCTGCCATGAGGTACGGATTGTCAGTCAAACGTGCTGGGACGAACTTGCGATAGAAGAGAGGCTGTCCCGCTTTTTCGTGACCATCGGGCCACAAGAACTCTTTCTTTGTTTCTACATCGAAAGCAGGGAATGCCTTGTTGGGTTCGACTCCTTCTATGTAGGTTTTCTTGACCCACCAACCTCCCACTCCCCCCGGGTTGGCAGTGCAGCGCATGTACAGGTGTTGCTGGAGTTCAGGATCAGTAGTGCGAAGGCGAGAACGCAAGTAGTCCCAGACATAAGGCGTGGGGTATTGTGTGATTTCATCGATGCCTATCCAGTTGAATGCTTGTCCTTGAAAACGGGTTACGTCTTTGTCCTTGTCGAGGTAGGTGAACCATATCGTAGCACCAGACGGAAAGTGCCACGTAGACTTCGACTCACGGAACTTCGCTCCGGGAAACGCCTTGATGTATAGTTGGCGTGACTTGTCGATAAGTTCGGTTAGTTCATCAAGAGTACGGCGCAGGAGTAGACCACGATGGTTAGGATTGTGACAATAACGTAGCGGGTCCGCAAGAAGCGCAAAACTTTTCCCTCCCCCGGCGGCCCCTCCGTAAAGAACGTCACGTTCGCCAGCAGACAGGAAATCTTCTTGGGGACCGTCATTAGGCTTGAATATAATTTCTGCATCTTCGACGAGGTCAGTGACCGGAGGGGGCAGATCGGCAAGATCCCCCTGATCGATAACTGTGGTAGCTTTGGCGTTGAGGGCATTTTCAACTTTGCCCATGCTAGTTGCAATCTTCTTAGCATACTTGCGCTTACCCTCCGCTCGTTTGGTTACCTTCTCTGCACTCTTCTTGGCTGCTGTAAGTTTCTTTTGGGCGGCACGACGGGCACGTTCCCGCTTGGACATGTGGTACGTGGCTTTGGGAGCATTAGGATCTTTTTTAGGGCGTCCTGCCAACGTCTAGTCTTTCTCTGCTGATCTCTCTGCAGATCGTCCCTTAGATGAGGGATAGTACTTTTCTAGCATGTCTGTTACGTATTCCCCACCCTGTACATCGTCGTAACCAAGTATTTGGGCATTACGATAGAGCATCTGACGTGCTTCGTTTTTTGTTTTTCCTTCGAAATCTTTTTTTGTGAGAAGATATGGCCTCACTCTTTTCATTACATCTCTAACTAGTTCCATCGATCACGACCTCTTTCTTGGGTGGTAACAGGACCACGCCGTGCATAGCCGTTACATTGTGGTTGATTGTTTCTGCTTGACGTACTCCTACACGATTTAAGAGGCTCTCAGCGGCCTTGAGGCGTAGGTCATCACCTCGTTCGGGGGCAGGGTTGTCTATTGTGTCTACAAGGCGTGTAGCGGCCTTAAAAGCGTTCATAGAGAGCACGTCTTTTGTACGTTCGACTATCTCATCAGCTAGGTTTTTGCGTAACCAACCTGCAGATCCCTCCGAATATCCCGCATCTACGGCTGCTCTGGTCACCTGACCACCATTTTCGAACAGGATATCTAGAAATTTGCTCTGTTTTTCGGTTAGTTCACGCTTTTTGGTGCGCGGTTGGGGCAAGAGGTTCATAATTTATGTGCTTTCACCATCATTGTACTCACAACGGTAGCCTTTTTGGATTAGATACGGGAAAAGTAGCCGCGTATCTTCTATCATAGTGGCAATTCGCTGCTCACACGCCTTCTCTGTGAGGTACGGACCCTTGTTGTCTATGGCTTGCATACATTCATTAGGTTGATACATAGAACATAGCAGCAACATCGCTGTGTACATAGTCGTTCTTTCTTTTTTTGAGAGGGTGTAGGTGTGAGTTCGTGTAGCCACAAGCTCGCTTTTTACAGAATATGCTTCGAAATCGGGGAGATGTGCTATTTTCGAACCAACCTACGCCCCTATTATGGGGATACGTATCATATAAGTCAAGAAAAAAATAATTTGGTCTTGACAATTCCGGTATACGACTGTACAATCGGGGTACCCCCGCCGGGATACATCCATATGTAGGGATGATTCGCCGGGGTTCCTCCCTACACACTACTTTTAGCTGTATCGATAACCCCTGTCAAGCAAATTGATGGCGGGATT